GTTGTGACCTTCACGACCACCACCACGGCCATCTCTGGAAAACAGACTTGGCACCTCACCTACACTCTCGGCTAAACCCTGTTTGTTGGCTGAAACTCGGGGAGGCTCCTTTCATGGTGGGGCCTCCCCTTTTTTGAACTCAAAACGATATGGCCGCGACTGCTACCGAGATTGCAAACCTTGCGATTGCCCACTTGGGCGGGCGCGCTCTAACTTCGCTTACGGGCGACACAAGCCAGCAATCCGCCTCTGTGCGGAAGTGGTATAATCCTGACGGCAGTCCCGCCGTTTACACCGCGCTGGATGAGGCGCTACGGGAGCACGCTTGGAACTTTGCCACGACTCGCAAGCGGCAAACGATCACTTACCTCTCGCTCTCCGGTGGCTCCGCGGTGACGACCTCGGGCGGGCTGATCAAGATCACTTACACCTCGCACGGGCTGGTTACTGGTGATCGCGTTTATGTAAAGGATGTCGCTGGCGTCACGAACGCGAACGGGCGCTGGTATGTGACCCGAGTTGACGCTGACAATTTCACACTGGATGATTCCACGTTCTCTGGCACTTACACGGCGAGCACGGGCAAGTTTGTCCTGATTCCGCAGTTTGATTGGGATTTCCAGCACACGCCACCGAGTGATTGCCTTCGCCCGCTGTCTATCAATGCCGGCGGCGGGAACACGGAAGACGCAGGCGCAGATTTCCAGTTCGAGAAAGGGCTGATTCTCACCAACGAAGAAACGATCAATCTCAAATATATCCAGCGGGTGACGACTGTTACAAGCTACCCGGCTGACTTTGTGACGGCGTTCTCCCGTCTCCTTGCCTCTTACATCGCGCAGGATACCGCAGGCGCTACCGGGCAAGCTTTGGAGATGCGCCAGTTTTACGAGAAGGCCATCGCTCCATCGGTGAAGAGCCGTGATGCCAACGAGGGCAAGGCGCGCAGGATTCCACCATTTGAGGATTCTCAACTCGTCCAAGCTCGCTTTGGCGGAATGCGCTGGGCAGGTGATGCAAGCTCACGACCTCTCTAATTATGGCTCAATTTCAGACAATCAAAGCGGTTTTCAATGGCGGTGAAATGTCGCCGCTCATGGATGGGCGCACCGATTCAGAGAAATACGCCACGGGTTGCCGACTGCTCGAAAACTTCATCGTGCGCAGTTACGGTGGCGTGTTCAAGCGTCCTGGCACTCGATTCGGCGCGGCTAACTCTGACGTGACCGATTGCGTGCGGTTGATTCCTTTCCGTCGTTCGACGAGCATCAACTTCGTGCTCGGCTTTAAAACGAACGCCATCAAGGTTTGGTCGTATTCGTCCGGCGCTTTCACGCTCGTTACCACGCTGACGACGACCTACTCCACAACGGAGATTGCGGATCTTCACTTCGTCCAGCTCAACGATGTGATGTATCTCACGGTTGCCACGGAGCATCCGAAAATTATTACGAGGGCGACAGATGGAACGTGGGCGTTTACCGACGTGCCGTTTCAGTTCGCTCCCGCACTTGACCCGCCTGACGACGCGGTGACGATCAAGATCGATTATGACGCTAACGATTGGGTGGCAAACACCAGCTATGTCATCGGTGATTTCGTGCTGCAAGGTGGGCTACTCTATCGGTGCATCACGGCGAACTCTGATGCTGTTTTCACCGGTGCAAAGTGGACTGTCGCACGCTATCTCACTTCGTGGAATGTGACCACAGCTCCCGCTGGCTACACGGTCGGCGATGTTGTGGAATACTTCGGCTCGAATTACTGGTGCATTACCACACACGCGCCTGCAACTTCTGCAAACCGTCCAGGCGTGGGTGCGCAATGGGTATTAATGCCATTTACTGACTACCGGCTCACAGCGTCATCGGCCACATTTGACGCCAATGAGGTCGGCAGCACTTGGCTGCTTTCGCCCGGTTCAACCAATCGCGTCACCTCGGAGGCCATCACAGCGGCAACCGCCACCATCACAAGCGCGGCCATCTTCATTCAAGGCTCGTATCTGGCGCGCACGAATTGGACCGCTGGCGGATCACCGAATCAATGCACTCTCCAGCTTCAGGAGAGCTTGGACCGCATCAACTTCACCACAATCAAGGAGTGGTATATTAGCGGCTCTCAGGAGGGCACGATCAGCTACACTGCTGACGCCCCGAACACGGGCGGCTGGTATCGCTGGGTTTCAATTAAAGCCAGCGCCACGGGTAGCGGAACAATGACCATCGAGCCTGCCGTCGGCAAGCTCGACATCCCTTTTAACGTCGTGTCCTACGTCTCCACGACGCAGGTTCGTGGCATTCCAAAGCTCGCGGTTGATTCCCTCATTCCGAACGAAGTAATCGGCGCCGCATTTCCTGTGTGGCGAAAGGGCGCATTCTCTGTCACTCGCGGCTATCCTCGAACGTGCGCTTTCCATGACTCGCGGCTTTTCTTCGCATCCACGGCCACGGAGCCTATGCGAATCTGGGGCAGTCAGACAGATGACTTTTACACGTTTCTTACCGGCTCGCTGGATACCTCAGGCATTGACGTCACGCTCGCAGCAACGCAGGCGAATGACATTCAATGGCTTGCCAGTTTCAAACGCACGATGGTCATTGGCACGACGGGCGAGGAGTGGACGATGGACAGCGGAGATCAAGACGCCGCGCTGACGCCTTCGAGCCTTCGACTCCGCCGATGGAGCCGCTACGGTTCGAGCAAGCATCAGCCCGTCCTTTCTGGCGATGGGCTTCTATGGCTCACGCGAGACAACCGACTGCGCGAGTTTGCTTACGTCTTTGAGAAGGACGGTTACAGCGCTCCCGAGATGACCCTGCTCGCGGAGCACATTCTAGCCGGGGCATCGTCTGCTGATTCAATTTCTCAGATCACTTATTCACAGTCTCCCGACCCGATTATCTGGCTCACGTTTTCGAGCGGCAAAATTGCAGGCTTCACCTATGACCGTGAGAACAATGTGACCGCGTGGCACCGGCATAACACCGGCCCAAGCGGAGGTCATTCCTTCGTGTCGATGTGCACGCTTTACAGTGAAGCCACGGCAGCGGATTCGCTCATTTTCCTCACGACTCGCGGATCTGTGACGCAACTCGAAAGCATCGACGGCGCTGTTATGGTGGGCGCGATGACATCAGTTAACCCGTCCATGTCTGGCATTGAATCGAGCGTGCTTGAGCGTCGATGCGTGTTCCTCGACTCCTACTACTACGGCACGTTTAGCCGAGTGGGAACAACCGTCACGTTTACGAATGTCACGACAAATACGCCCGCTTTTATCACTGGCACAGAGCTAACGCTTGGCGCATCCACAACCCTGACAACTGGCGCTCCGTTCTCCGCGACTGTCACAAGTGGATCGTCTGGCACCGCTGAGTTTACAGACGTTTCAGGCTTCTCATTCGTTGGCGGCACGAAGCTGATTTATGGCCTACTCTACGAGGCCAAGCTCATGCCGAATCGTATGGAGGTTCAACTCCAAGACGGAAGCGCACAGATGAAGAAATGGCGCATCACACGCATGGCCTTCCGCTTCTTCAACACGAAGATTGCGCATTGTTTCGAGACATCGGCAAGCGCTTATCTTGAGGCCGACAAGGTCGATATGGCGGATGCAGTCGCCTATGGCGGAGTCCTCAGCGGAGGCTCTGGCTATGTCACTGGGCAGACGCTGCCGCAGGTCTATAATTTTGACTGGAGACAGGGACAAAACTTCATCATCGGTTCACGCCATCCCGTGCCCTGTAACGTGCTAGCCGCTCTCATCGAGATTCAAATTGAAGGAAGCTCGGGAGCGGGCGGGAGTTGATTTTATTCACATTCACGCCTAAATAGTCGCGCCGATTGGAGCTTGAACTCCGCACGGCGCTAACTCAATCCATACCATTACTATGAACGAAGCTGCTGAAACCGTGCCATGCGCACCGAAAGAAATCAAGCTCGCGCCCGCTGACGAGAAAAGATTCTGGGCGAAGGTCGATAAAGACGGCCCCACGATGCCGCATATGGACACGCCTTGCTGGGTGTGGACGGCTGTAAAAGTCAGGACGGGGTATGGGCAGATTAAGGTTGGCAGTAAAATGATCCTCGCTCACCGCGCGGCATGGACTATAGAAAACGGGTCAATTCCATCAGGCCTATGCATCCTCCACCGCTGCGACCAGCCATCATGCGTGCGGGCGTCGCACCTCTTCACTGGCACTCATCAAGATAATATGGACGACATGGCGGCGAAGGGCAGGAGGGTGGCGGTGCGCGGAGAAGATCAGGGCAGAGCTACACTCACAGCCTCCGCAGTCTTGGAGATTCGCGCCAAGTATGCCGCTGGCGGCACCACGTTGAAGTCGCTTGCCACTCAGTTCGGCGTTTCCTTTGGGCTTATTGGACACATCGTTAATCGCAGACTTTGGAGGCATATATGAGCCTCACCATTCGCGCATATGCACCTGATGATTTTCCCGTCTTGGAGGGATGGGCGCGGGCGCGTGGGATGCAGATTCATGCGGCGCTACTGAGCCCAAACGGATTCCTTGTGGAAGATTCCAAGGGTCCGCTTGCTGTTTGCTTTACTTATTTGGTCTTCGATTGCCCTTTTGTCTTCATGGACAACCTATGGAGCAGGCCGGGGACTTCACTCAAAGACGGGAGGAAAGCATGGGCCATGATATGGCGCACAACCAAGGGTTTCTTGTCAAATTTGAAAGATGGACAAGAGAGGCCGATACGGTATTCTTTCGTTCGTAATTTCTGCCGCCCCGAACTGGCACGCCTCATAAAAAAAGACGGCTGGATCGTGGCTGACAGGCCATCTATTCAAGTCTTATATGAACTTCCGTGATCACCTAGACTATCTGCCGCTTCATACAGGCGGACCAGTTGGTATCTATTCATCCACACGCCCACCTTGTAACGAGGTGGTTCCTGGCATCGTGATGTTGGCGTTGGCCGCCGCATCAACCTATATTAGCTATGATTCCGCTCAAACGAGCGCTCGTCAGTCCGAATATAATGCACAAGCTCAAGCGGACGCCATTGGAGCAGAGCAAAAGCGGCAGGCGATGGAGGACGAAGAGAACCGCCGTCGCGCCGTTCAAGAGCAACGCAGATTCCGTGCTCAACAACTTTCAGCAATGGGCGGCAGTGGTGCGATGCTTGGCACCGGCACAAGTCTCGCCCTCGAAGCTGACACCTGGGCGAAACAGCAGACGGAGCTTGCCGACCAGCAACGAGTGAGTGACCTCGCACAGCGCCAGCTTGCTTATCAGCGTTCATCGACTCTCGAAATGGGCCAGCAGCAAGCGGACGTGATCCGCCGCGATGCCACTGGGCAGGCCATCGGCTCCGCTATCTCTGCTGTGGGCACGGGATACTCGGCATGGTCAACACGTCCACGAACAGCCGGAAAAGGCAGCGTTACAGTCGGAGCAATGACTACTTACTAATCATCACTATGGAAACAAAACGCCAAAAAACAGCGTCACGACGTGCCGAAATCTATAAACTGAGGACGGATGGATTAACATTTTCCGAAATTGGAAGTCAGTTCAAGATAACTGCTGGAAGGGCTCGCGCTATATTTGAAGTGGCACAGCAAATAATCGAAGATGAGCCAAATCCATTCCATTCGTTAAGATGCGCAACTCGCAACATCCTTTGCAATAAGGGAATAGAGACGCTTGAATCGCTGTCTGAATTCTATCAAAAGTGGGACAAGGGCAGGTCCAAATGGCCGCGTGGATATGGGTGGAAAACCCATCTGGAAATTGCGTCGCTGCTAGGATTGCCAAAGCCTCAAAAGTTTTCGATGACAAGAATCTGCCCACATTGCGGCAAGCCCGTTTAATATCATGGCCCGAATCCCCATCCTCCAAGGCCCCGCGCAGATCAACACGGGCAACCAGACGCTGCAAACGGCTAATCTGCCAGCGGTGACGAATGCCAGCATTGGCAAGGCGCTAGGCGACGTGTCCAACGTCGTATTCGACATCCAGCAAAAGGCGCGACGTGCGAACGATGTCACGAATCTGACGACGGCGAGCCTGCGAATGAACGAGGCTCAAATGCAGTTTGCGGAGTTTCAGCAGAAAAACCCGAACGAGGCCGATTGGCTGCCAAAGTGGAAAGAGATCGAGACGACGCTTCAAAGCGAGATTGGCGCGATGCCGCTCACTCCTGACGCACGGGCGCAGCTCACGAATCGGTTCAGCACTTGGAGCACGAACGGGACGATCAACGTCCAGGCGCAGGCGTTTAAGCAGGCGGGGCAACGCATGGAGCAAAGCATCGAGAATGCGGCCAAATCTAAGGACTACGGCGCGGCAAGGCAGGGTGTGAATGATGCGGTGAAAGCTGGACTGATTCTGCCAGAGCAGGGAAAGGCAAAGAATCTCGCTATCGACGCCAGCGAAAGGGATGACAAATGGAACTCTTACGTTTTGCAGCGTGAACGGCTCGCCGATCCAAAGTCGCGCACGCCCGACACCATCAGCCAACTAGAGCTTGCGCTGGACGCTGCCAAGGATTCGATGGAGCCGGAACGCTATCAGCTTGAGGTGGACAACCTCAACGACATGAAAGATGAAACATTCGTCTATGCGGAGATTCAAAAGAATCCTGAGCGTGTCGTGGAGATGATGGGCAATCCAGATTTCGCGCCACAACTCAACGCCCCGCAGCAGCGTGAACGGTTGAAGAATCAGGCACTTGCTCGCATTGAGGAGATGCAGATGGAGGAGCAGCGGACGGTGATGAATGGCATCCTGACCGGCAGCATTCAGAACATGAAGCAGGCGGAAACGCTCATGCCTCGCTCCGATGCTGTGACGAAGGCCAAGATTCAAAGCGTGTTCGACAAGAAGCCGCCGACTCAATACGAGGCTTCAATCCTCAAGCGTGCGCTAGAGAAGTCTGTGGATGAATTCGACCCCACAAATGACCCTGACGACTCCAAGACGTTTCAGATTGTGGACACAATCAACCGTCTCAATCTCTATGACGAGAAACTGACGAGCACTCTCCGTGAGAAGTTCTACAAGAAGCAGCAGGACAGAAAGCCGCCATCTCCCATTGAAAGCGAGATTGCCAATCACAAGAAGTTCCTCGACTACGTTTACGAGCCAAAGCTCAAGGCGATGATGGACGACAAGACCGGCGAGGTGCCAGTTGATAAGCAGGAGGAATTCCGCTCGCTCCTTTCCGTTCGTGACCAGCTCGCGTCCGACTTCGAGCGCATGGTTGAATCTGGCGAGATCAAGACACGGGAGCAGGCGCGCAACGCATCGGTGCGGATGCTAGCAGAACCATACGCCAATCAGGTCATGGATTACTACCGCTATGCGCCTTCATCCGAAGGCAAGAGCGGACAGATTGAACTGACGCCCGAGGAGATTCAGCAGATCGAAAAACAACGCCTCAAAAAGTAATGCCCATCATTCGACCACTCAATCAGGCGGAGGCCGATAAGCGGCTCAAGAATTCATTCATCGCTCAAGACTTTGGAGAGCTTGGCGGCGAGGTGGAGGATTATCCGATTCCTGACAGGAAGGCGCTTTTGCGTTCGTCCGCGACATCCGCATGGATTGAACGCTCTATGGGCACGCCCGTGAATCCGTATCGCCCAGGGTGGCAGGGAATAAAGGATGGAGTTGCAAGGGGCTACTTTAAGGATGGCGCAGCGAAAGACCTCACCGATGAAGACCTATTCAACAGGATTGCCGCCGACTATCAGGCGAAAGATGACGCTGCCGACATGGCCGCAAACATGGCGCTACAAGGGCGCTCTTCATTCGAGGCTCTGAAGGAGTTTAATGTGAAGCGCGAAGGCTCGCCAGTGAGCCGTATTTGGGACAACTACACAAAAGACCTCGTTCAGCGGCATTCAGCCCTATCTCAGAAGCTCGCGCCGTATCGCGGCATCGTGGATGCTGCATCATCGAAGCTCGGCAAGACGATGAAGGACAATCTTCCAGCCACGCAAGACTTTCAAGACGTGGCGACGCAGCTTCTCCAAGTCCCCGAGGAAGATCGCGGCCTGGTCATTTCAGCCATCGGCGCAACGGGCGGGGCGACAGCGGAGGAGCGCGCTAGCTACCTCTCTAAGCTCGCAGGCGCGATGGGGCGCATGACCGAAACGATGGGTTCGGCTATCGCGTCAGATGTCGAATCCGCATCGCTGGCAGAAACCGTCGTCTCACTTCAAGAGGCGGGGCAGATGGACTTCGCCCGCAAGATGGAGAAAAACATCCAGGGGCGGCAGGAGTTCAATCTTCTCACGCAGCAAATCCGGCAGGTGGCAGACTCCGAAGTCTCACCCATCAAGGGGGATAACTGGTGGAGTCAAACCGGCATCGACGTTGCGCGCATGGCTCCGCAGGTGGCTGTCACCGTGGCAAACCCAGCGCTCGGCACGGCGGCAAACCTCGCCTACTTCCGCAACACGGTAGCGGCGGAGGCAAAAGCGGAAGACCCGACACTGACATATCAGCAGGCCGACGCCATCGGCACGCTCACAGCTCCATTCAATGCGGCGATTGAGACGGTGACGACGCTGATTCCGTTCGGCAAGGTCAAGCTGCCGTTTGTGCAAAAGTGGCTTTCCACGGCTACGACAAGCGTGAAGGGCGCGGCTCGCAATCTCGTCATTCGTGGAGCGTTCGTAGTCGCGGCAGAAGTTGGCGAAGAAATGGTGCAAGCCATCGCTCCTTTGTGGACGCAGGAACTTCTTCAAGAGCTCAACAAAGACATGCCCGGCGTCGATTGGGAAAAGCGGATGCCCGACTTCTCCAAGATCGCCGCGCAGACTTGGGGGCCAGCTTTGGTCTTTGGTCTTGTCGGTGGCGGCGCGGCATCCATCAACGACATCAAGAACGGGCGAGCTCTCGCGTCTGACCGTGATACGATGGTTGCAACTGGCATGGCTCCCGCAATGGCCGATCAAATCGCTACCGCCGCCGAATCTGGCGACTGGTCAAAGGCTGATTCGCTATTCCGTCAGGAGTTCGTTTCGACCACGAAGGCCACGGACGAGGAAAAAACTGCGGCAGTCGCTCGCATCATCGATACTCAAAAGGCGCAGGAGGGTTTCCGCTCAAGCTCCGAACGTGGCGCGGATGCGTTGGAGCAAGCGCAGACAATCGAGAGGGCGATGGAGTCACTTTCCCGCGCTCGGGTCTTCCGTGATGCCGAGGGATGGGCCGTTGAAGAGATGGACACCAACGACGTTGTGCGTGTCGGCTCCCGTGAGGAGGCTGTGAATCTCGCCTATTCCCGACTGGACGACAACGCCCGCGAGGAAGCGCAAGCGATGGCGAAGGTCTTGGAAGCGTATTCCGCCGGCGGCGACGTGCTCGAGCTGGACCTTGGTCGCACGATGGACCTGAGCGAGACGGGCGATACGGAAGCCGCGATGAAGGAAGCCGCGACCACTGAGGCGATGCTGAACGGCATGACCCGCGAGCAGGCCGAAAAGATCACATGGACCGTGCTCGGCTCGAATCGCCTCGAAACCGTGGAAGGTGTGCGCCGTGCCGTGTCTCGTTTGTTCAGCGGCGCGGGCGTGATGGACGCCATCGAGGAGCCGGTCGAGGCACGCTTTCAGGCTGGACTTGAACAAGGTGTATTCACCTCCGACGAGGCCATGAGCTTCGTCAAGATCGCTGCCGAGGTGATGCGCGCCCCCGAGTTGGTGACGACCGCTGAAAGCTCCGCGCGCGGCTTAATTGAGGCCGTCTCCGACATCGTGATGGCTGACACCTTCGGGCAACGCAAAGACGGTAGAAAGGGCGTCGCTGGGGCAGTGACGGCGGGGCTGAAAGCACGACTCCGCCGACAAGCCGAGTTGAGCGGGGCAGAGTCGAAGTTTGCCGCGTTCCTCGCCGCCTTCCGGCGCTTCTTCAAACAAGTATTCCAGCGCTCACGGGCACTCCTGAAAGCGCGCAAAGATGGCAAGCTCTCGAACGACTTTGACGAGTTCCTTGATACACTCATGCAGGTTGATCCGCAGCGCAGGCACGAAGCCGCAGCCGCGAAGGAGGCGTTGGAGATCGCGCAGGCTGGGAATATGGCGTTCAGCCTTCAACCAGCGTTAGATGAGGAGAAAAAATTACAAGTTCTTGGCGATTTGTTCAGCTTGCCAAGCAAACTCAACGAAGAGGCAAAGGCGCAGGCCGCGCGCCAGATGGAATCCCTTCTTGGAATGAAAGAGGGCGATCTCAGTTTTGTTCGTTCAGGAAACAGTAAAGTATTCAAGAGTAAGGATGGGCGGTATTTCAAACTCACAGCGTCACCCACGACAGAAGTTTTTGAGGCGGTATCTCGGCAGATTGATTTTGTTAAAGCCTACCCAAATCTTGCGGAAGCTCCGACAATTAAAGTTCTCATGGAGCCGGAGGGCGGAGGCGTCGTGTATGTCCTCGAACAGTCGCCCGTGGGAATCGAAGGCGGGCTCGTCAGTCGATCCGAAGGATTCAGCGCAAATGATAAAAAGCTGTTTCAGGAACTCCAGAGCCAAAATCCATTGTCAGCAGACAGCGGCAATCCTGCGTTGCGAGTCGAGACAGATTCCAGCCTGAAAAATATGGGTCTGGTTGTGGGAAATGATGGGCGGGTTCGTGCCATAGCCTTTGATTTTGACGGCATCTCGCAGGAGGACTTCGACGCCTTTGGGCCGCAAGCTAAAGAGGCTCTTGAGCGAACTCCGTTTATGCCAGGGGTGGCGCTGTCCGATTTTTCCCCAGCCGCTCAGCAGGCCATAAAGCAAGGGCAGGGCGAAAAAGCGGCATTCAGCCTCACTCCTACCGTCGCCGTCCCAACCTCCGAGATCGACACCATTCCCGAGGACCTAGCGCGCGCGGAGGCGGGCATGAAAGCAGTCGGCGAAGGATGGGCCGCAAAGGTGGAGATCGCGCAGGCTGGGAATATGGCGTTTAGCGTCTCACCGGGCGGTCTTTCTGAGGCAAAACTCAACCAGTCAATTTTTGATAGACTTCCTGATGTGCCAGATGGGAAAGTTGCGCTCGTAAAAGTGACAG